AAGTCACAAAAGCGGGCGAACGATAAAGTCCTTTTGAAATGTTACTTACATTTTCTCCAGAAAGATACTCTTTTATAATATCTTTTACTTCGTCTGGTCTTGCTGCTCTGCCCCGATTCTGTGAAACTCTTCTTGCACGATACTCTTTTTGTTCTTGATAGTCGTCAAGTATTTTACTAAGACGAGTAGTATTGTACGAGATGTTTAATATGTTGCACGCCTCTCTCTTTGTTATCGGCTTCGTAGAGTCTGTTGGATTCAACAGATTGATCACGTGTTTGATGTTGTTGCTCGTCAGATTCTCGTGGCTCTTCTTCTTCAATCTTGGCATTTTCTAGTTCTATCTCCAACTTAAATAATAAACAACATATAGCGTGTGCTAAATGTGATAACCCAGACTCTGGATCAAGGTCTTCAGAATCCAGATGTGCAAAAATATGCCTAAGAGCGCCAGAGCTATACCTGGACTGTAAATCTTCAAGTTTTCTCCAATTTTCTTCATCATATTTTTGTGCACCAAATGTTAATACTTTTGCTACTTCCACAATTGCTTTTGGAGGAAGCAAATTCATCTTAGGTTTCTCCCCATCGTACTTAACGCCATCCACCTTGTATTCTCTCCTTCGCAATCTTCAATGATACAATACTTCCATAGAGCGGAGAAGAAAGTCGCTGGCCCACTGCCTGTAAATATCTTGCTCTCGCATTGCGGTCTTTGTGCTTGTCGCAATAAACTGCATACTCTACTTGATGCGCTTCAAGTTCCATTATAAACCGAAACGCTTCGTCTGTCAAGTATTTTTCCCACCATTGCTCTATTTCTTTTCCTTGTTGTTCTTCATGAATACTCTCGTGTGCGAACAATTCATCGGATATATAAACCCCGCTGGGATTGTAAATAATGTCTCCCCACGTAAATATCTCGCGTCCTTTGAGTTCAAATGTCTCTTGTATTCTTTCAATGATAGGAGGGTATTCTTCAAGTATTCTCATGCATCACTATATCGTCAAGTGTATTTAAGTATTCACACGCTTCTTCATAGTCATTGAATTGTCTTTCCATGATTATTGCACCATTTTTAAAGCTGACTACTCTCCAGCGAGGAACACCATCTGCGAAATGAACTTCCCACATTTTATTTCCATCTTCCATTATACAGCCCTGCACTCACATATTAAATGAACGCCATGTTTCCTACAAAGCTTCAATTGCTTATCATAACATTTTACATGGTCAGGAGTCATGTAGTCCCACTGACTTGGTTTACCAGTATAAGTACTGCATCCAAATAGAAAACAGACTACTACTGCAATAACTATTAATCCTCTCATATGTTTATTTGATCCCACATTTTAAGTCTTAGAGCGTGTTCAACATCCCTTCTACTTGAACAAGAGCAGTATAAATTTTCATACTTTGCAACAGTTTCTTTATCAGGACCATTACATACTTTTATCATTGTAGTAGGACAGTTAATGCTTCTATATCTTTCCGTTTTAGTTTCTGTGAGAATACTCTCCACGGTTGGAGGTTTATTCGCACATCCAATTAATATAAATATACTACTAACGAGTAATACGTTCTTCATAACTTGCTTCTTCTTCATTCCACCATGGTGGCTTATCCCGATACTTCCAGGATGCAAATGTTGCTTTGTCTTTGTGATAAAATCGTCGGTATGCATCTACTGCGTCTCCACCCTTAAGCGAGTCTGGCATAGCCTGTGCAAATGGAGTAAGTCCAATTCGTGGTATTGATACTGGTTCCGGTAGGGTAAGTATGACTGAATGCACTGATTTATGGCTTTTTCCGTATCGGTATCCATACTCATCGTTGAGTGCCACTGCATAGCAATGTAACCATTCATGATTGTCCAGGCTAGTGCGAGCCCAAATAGTACAAGGATGGTTATGCATTGTCGGAAGGTAAGGGAAGTCCCTTGGTTCATTTTTTTTCACCTCTCGCAAATGTGCGAGCTGTTTTTTGTTTAGTTTTTCCGGCACATAGCCAAAGTATTTATCTATCCACATATTTGTACAGAGCATTTGTGCTGCTTCAAGGGGCATCTTTATGATGTGCTTGTCAACATGGTACTCTGCACAGCGATCCAAATCTTCATCTAGTATAAAAATATTCATAGAGCATATTATACTCGGTTTAGCAAAAAATGTCAAGAATTATTTAGGATTTTCCAGTCACCAGTTTGAGTTTCTACGAGAGCTGTGCAGGATTCACACCAATCACCATCATTCATGTAGGTAATGCCATCATACTCTACTATCTCAGCATGGTGTATGTGTCCGCAAATGACCCCGTCGTAGCCTTTATGTTTGCAGTACTTTGACATTTCAAATGAAAAATCGTTTATATAGTTCGAAGCTGCTTTTGCTTTTGTTTTTAGGTATTTAGATAAACTCCAAGGCGATAGCTTAAATAGTTTTCGAAATCGTATTACTAGCCTATTTAGGTACAGTAATTTATCATAAGCAAAATCTCCGAAGTGCATTATAAATCTACCATACAAACTATTCATTAGATTATCAAAAATATCTCCGTGTGTTACAAGGTATTTTTTTCCGTCTAATCCTAAGTAAGTTACTCTATTTTCTATTGAAATATTTCCAAAAGACATCTCTGGAAGCTTGCGTAAAAACTCGTCATGATTGCCTGTTATATAAATAACTTCGATATTTTTGGATATTTTTAGAATCTTCTGTAAAATACGATTATGTTTATTTGGCCAAAACCACTTTTTTTGTAGTCTCCAACCATCAATAATATCTCCCACTAGAAAAAGTTTTTCTGTATTTATATTTGTAAGAAACTCCAGCAACGCATCTGAGTTACAGTGTTTAGAGCCTAAATGTAGGTCCGATATGAATACTGCTCTGTACTTAGTCCCAGTATTTCCTTCCATCCCTTTGCTCCCAGTACTATTGTTAAATTAAAGTTCGACACTTTCAAGTCTGGACATCAATCTCTCAGCTCGGTTTGTTACCTGTCGGTACCAACGTGAATCTCGTCCCTCTTTTGCTGCTTCTTTCCAATCTTCTACCTTTAACGCTGCATTCATTCTCTTAAATTTAGATAATCGAGGGCGCCCCATGTTAAACATCATGTTTACTAGAATCTCTTGTACTTCACGAGGAAAGTCTTCAAAGCAATCTTCCCCATAAAGAATAGCGCATTCTCTTACTGCTATATCGTAATCTTCACGAAAGCACTGCATTACACGATCTTCTGATACAGGAGTACCTACAGGCTTTCCATACTCTGGGTCGCTTTCTTTTACAAGATGTCCAATGCCAAAAGTAGCATACCCAAGATGGTCTTCATAAATTTTATATACGACGCCTTCGTCATACATAAGCTGGTCTATTAGCTTTTCAAATTTCATAGTTTCCTCTTTTGTTTCGCACAATCTTCGGCGATGCTGGAGGATCTTCCTCCATACCTGTAGCATCAGGTTCTTTATCTTTAGGAGTATCTTTAACATCGTCTTCTTCTTCGGCCCCGTACCAATTCCAGCGACCATCTATTGGATCGTCGTAGTGTTGGCCATCGTTGCCATTTTGTCCAATGATATCCATTCTATTTTCATTCCAGTCTGAGCCGGAGTAAGGATCTATATCTTTAAACAAAGGTGCTTCTGCCTTTTGCTGTTGCTTAATCATTTCTATCTCGTGATTTGTATTTGCTTGCATTCTTCTTTTTGTATCCTCTCTCTTATGTACTTTCTTTAAACCATCATCCATATTTCTATCCGCTACTGTGTTCAGTCTTAGCCAAGTTCTTCTTTTCACAAGTTAAACACTCCGAGAACAAAATTTTCAGCGCAATCTTTAGCATACTCCTCACTTTGGTTGTATAGTCTACGCACTTCTCGAAGGTAGCCTCCTTCTGATAATTTTACATAAAAACCTTGGTCATTTTTATGTACGGAAGCTTTTCTATTTTTATCGTCACTCCAATACTCATGAAGTTTGATGTTTGCCATTTTATTTTTCTCTAGCGATACCTTTTGCTTTTTCATAAGACCTCATTCCACCTAAACCTAACATTCCGAGTAAAACTGGCATCATTGTTTCCAGTTCTATGAGGGGCACTACTACAGGACTTCCTGTGAGTGCCAGTACAAAATTTGTCATAGGTACTATAATAAAGTTGGACAGCATACCCAAACCACATATCCAACCAATTGCAGGTCTCCATCCTGCTACAAACAAAGACTTGTGTGCTGCCTCTTGTTTGTTTACATCAACCTGTGCCATTATTTGTTGATGTGCTTGCTTTTCTGCAAGTGTAGCAATCTCGTGCGCTAACTTATTTGCTTGATCTTTGTCCTCAATGAACTCCGATACTAGACCCGTGACTGGGCCTACTAATTCTTTTATAAATCCTAGTGCCATAAATTTCTCTTGGCTTGGTAGAAATGGGCGGGTTTCCCCGCCCTCTAGTTAGTGTGCAGCAGCTGCTAGTAGCATTCCCCAAAACATGACTTGACACCATATGGCTTCGCATAGCAGTCCGTCGCAGTTATCTAGATAATTTCTGACCTTCTTGTACATTTTTTCACTCGATATTTATCATCTTAGGTCTATCCTCGTCTGGTACTACTTCGTCCAGATCAATGCATAGGAGACCTCTGTTCATGTAAGCTTTCTTGAGCTGCACGTGCTTGTGTAACGTAAATGTTCGCACAAACTCTTTTCCGCTCAACCCCTTGTATATATATGACTCACCGTCTTTTTCCGTTTGCTTACATAAACCTTTTACAGTCAAGACATCTTTATGCTGTGATATTTCGATATTGGACTTGTTCCATCCCGGAACTGCAATCTCAACACGGTATCCAGATTCTGTCCTTACGATGTTATATCGAGGGTATCCCCCGTCAATATTCGGGTTTACAGTTTCAAAACGGTCAAACCCCAAAAAGAATTTTGGGAAGTCTGCCACATTCAATCTTGCTAGATTGTTCATAGTTTTCTCCTTTGCACCCTTTCGGTGTGCGCTATGCCCCCTTTCGGAAGGCTTGGTTTTGTCAATGTTGGGCATTTTATTGGGGCTGCCCAGGCCCTTTTTCTAGTTGCTGTACTCGTATTGCCATCCATCGTATTGCCGATTGAATGTCACCTTTTGTGCCGGGTTTTACAAGTGTCATTGCAAATTCTATTTCTTTTCTCAATGCCATAGCTACTAGCTTTGGCTCTAGGCGGGCCTCGCTCACCATTACTCCGCGTCAAATTCTATAATGCCAGCACTTTCAAGCTGATCGAGAGTGGTTTCTATTCCTTTACGAAGTCCTGTCTTGTAGGAAGTCCATACAGCACCTACTATGCAAGCCATTACTACTAAAACTATTTCAGTTGCTATCATGACCTTTCCTTATTGAATCACCGTTTTTTTGGTTAAAATTTCGATTTAAAGGATATTATACAGCACAAAAACTTTGAAGTCAT